ATTTACTGCGGGGCTTTTCTAATTCCTAAAGACAAAAACCCCTTCGGGATAGGAACCGAAGGGGCTATTGCCAGCACTCATACTAGGATTTCTAGCACAGGTGGTAGAACTATATCAGATTATTTATCAGTTGTATAGAAGCCACTACCTCTAAAGCTAACAGGGGGTGAGGAGTAGACTCTCACAGCAAGATCACCACAGCATAGAGGGATCTCCTCGTTGTCGTGCATAGACCTTTCCACAGACTTAACTAAGTTGCAGGTGTTGCACCTATATTCGTAGATCAAAACTCTTCTCCATCTTTAATGTTGAGATAACCAACAGGCTTAGACCTACTCTTCTTGTTAGCGAACTCAGTAGTAATTGGTAGCCACTTATCCTCCCACTTGGGCATCGGGAGTTTAGAGAGGTTAAACCCCCAGATGCCGTTAGGTGTGGAGTTGATATACCAGGGAGTAAGGGACCTGATACCAGCCGCCATTATGAGAGAGTAGTACTTGTGTTCCTCTATTAAAAGATCGTCATAGTGTGTCTTCCTAGATTTCAATTCAATAAACATCTTATGTTCCATACTCACACAGTCAAAGCTATCAAACTCATCTTCAC